ACTCTTTCATCTTTCCTTCTTCAAGGTTGGTAGATTCAGCGAGAGACCAACCTTTCTTTAGATATTCTTTTTCTTTAGACTTGTCGATTACAATAGTCTTTCCACCCTTAGTGATCATAGAGTCTTTCTTAGGGTCTTTCATTTGTCGAGCTTCTTCGACCTCTTCACGTGCAACCAACTTCCAACCCTGACGTTTCATTTTGTCAGCAGTCTTACCATCTACCTTACGAGTATATGGCCCTTTCTTGACAGTATAGTTCTCCGCACCTTCGTCAACAGACTCATCCCAATAGTTGTCCTTCTTTGCTCTCATACGTTCTTGGTGCTTCTCGATCGCTTTGCGGCGAGCAACTGCTTTCGCGTCTGTCTTGGCAGGTTGAGATGCCATGGCAACTTTGTCTCTTCGGTGCTTAGGAGTTTGTTTTACTGCTTTAGACACTCTACGATAGTCGTTGTCTTTATCTACTTTCTCCGTGACCTCTACAGACTCTTTGATGATCTTAACTGGGTATAATGCAGAACCGCCAGTTTTAGGATCGATCTGCATAGCATATGGAACACCTTTCATCTTAGTCTTGTAATCTTTATGAACCTTGGCGTAGTTCTTCGCAGTCATCTCGATCTCGCCTTTGGCATTTAACTTGCCCATTGCTTCGTCAAGTTCAACTGATTCTTTCATAAGATAAGCATCAACACCGCCAGTAGACTTTAGTTTCCATTTCTTAGCCGCTTTCTGTGCCGCATCATATGAAGTAGGTGCAGTAACTACTACCTTACCTTTCTTAGCATGAACTACAGTGTAGGTCAATTCCTTTGCTTCTACAAGACTTTCTCTTAAATCACTAAACTGTTTCACGTTTAACTTCCTCTTGATGCGCCACGAATCATTTTCGTTGCTGCTCGGTTTGTATTATTTAGTTTAAGACTGGGGCCTTGCGACCCCGTCATGTTAAACTTATTATTTTCAGAACTAGTAGACTGCAACCTTTCTCGTTTCTCTTGAGACATCTTTTTGTTGCGAGGTTTCTTAGTCTTACTCATATTTATTCCTTATTATGATGATGGTAATGCAGTACCTACTGATATGTTGGTACCAATCTTTTGATTGGCGACAGTTCCATAGAATATATCCTGTAGAACACCAGAGTCATTATAACGATATACCGCACCACAATTAGTGATACCATTGTTATCCGCTTCTGCAGCAGATACTAAGATATATTCACCAAAGACTTCAAAACCACCACTATTTGCTTTAGTTCCATATCCCCAATAAATATCAGTACTGTCCGCCGGTTGAGTAATTTCAATTTCATTAGTGAATCCTTCATCGTATAAGAAAATTGAATGAGTCATCGGACTATTAGTCTCATGTTTTAGGACAGCTAATTTACCAGTAGAGGTGAGACCAAAGTCTTGACCAAAACTGAAATCAACGGGTTTGGACAAAGTCTGTAAAACTGCACCTGACGAATCAATCAATTGTATATCATGATAGCCTGAGTGTATTACAAAGTTATCTCCCCACTTTACAAGTCCCGAACCACCGTCTGCTCCAGGCGTAGGAATAAACTGTTCATCCGAACCATCTGGGGCAAAATGCCATATTCCCTGATCAGCAGAAGACCACTGAGTTGTATGACCATATATTCTACCATCAATGAAGTGAATTCCGCCATAGGAAACTGCACTCAGTCGACTATAGTTACCCAATGTCGGTGTAATTAAATATGTATCGACATTACGATCCAATAGATCAACTACAATTATTGAACCAACTCCTTGAGGGTTGTATTCAGGTGCACTAATGAATATCTTTCCTGCTCCAATGACAGCATCATCCGCCGATCCCCATAGAGCGATTGCTTTTACTGAATCAAGGTATGAGTCATTGAATGTTTGTTCTAACTGACCAGTAGATTCGTCATAAACTTTGATTTCACCAAGTTGAGAAATAGTTACAACTTTACCTTCTCCACCAACTACCATTTGTGGAGAGTCTAACTGTATAGTGGTAGGATTGCTGAAGTCACCATCCGTCATTACCAGACCACCTACATCTGAACGTCCAGTACCACTTTGGTAAGCAGCAGCATCTGAACTCCACATGAAGATTTTATTTGGTACTAGACCAGACGATGATGGTGCTGCTGGTGCTGGCATAAGGCTACTTGCATCGAAGATCATAACAGAAGATTCTCCACGGAAATTGCCAGCACCCCACCACAGTTCATTATTAACTGGGTCTAGTGCGATGGCAGAAGATCCGTCCTCTCCGAGCGACTTGCCATTACCTCTGCTACTGGTAGTCTCAAGATGAACTGGATCTGCGTCCCAATTGGTAGTGTCATAAAAACTTATTCGGTACACATAATTATCGCCAGAAGTTTCACCGAGATTAAATAAACCAAGATATTTTCCATACATTCTAGCGCCATTATTATAGTACCTAAATGTTGTCTCACCATCGATGTTCTGACCGATCATCTTCACCAAGTTACCTGTTCCCTTTTCATATATTGCCACAGCTGCGTTACTATAACGCACTGTTAACCAAAAATCGCCAGCGATACATGGACGATAGTTAATACTTTGGATGGGATCACTTACCTTAGTTACGTATGAAAAGTCTGACACATTATAGATGTAGGTATACATGTCACCCATCTGGTCAAATACGTATAGATAATCATCATCCGCATCTAAGTGGGCACCCCAATAATCACGGTGGTCAACAACATGAGAAGGTTTGTCATATTTTACAGGGCCCGCTTGGATATCATCTAAATCGAAAGAGTATAGAACGTTTTCTTCACCGAAAGCACCTGTGTACTTTGAAGTCCATAGTTTACCGCCACCCACTGCCATTGTCATACCGATATATTGGTTGACACCCGTGCCGCCATACTCTCGAAGAGTAACGATATTATTGATGTCGGTTAAGTCGAAGAATTGGACAAGACCGCCGGCGTTAGACGAATTATGAAGTGCAGCATAACCATTACTTACTATAAGAAGTTTTTGGGATTCTATATATAAATGATTGTCCCCCCAATCTGCACCGCCGTGCTGTGGTGGGTTGAACACAATAGGGGCAGCGTCTGGAACACTTCTATCATATATCCACAACTCACCATTATTGGTACTGCGACCATTAGAGACAAATATATAATCTGAATGAATAGATATACCTTTACCTATTTGTTGGTCAATACCTAAAGCATCTATGCTTCTTAAATAGGTTGGAGGTGCGACCGCCGGATTAAACAATTTAGTTCCGCCAATAAAGTTATACCCTGCTTGAATTTTGATACCCATTTGTTATGTCTTCCTGTAAAATTTTTAGTTGTAGGTTAAGCTAAATCTTTGTCGTGGTTGAGACCACCTTTTTTCTTTTTTACGATGAAGGCATTGACTCTTGCATGGCCCCATTGTTGTGGTGTTGTACCTGGCCGGTGACCCGTCTTCCATGCTGCAACTCCACGATTATAAACCTTTTTTAGAGTCTCCGGAGATATTCCTGACTTCTTTGCCTTTGCTGCGATACCGTCTGGGCCTTCTTCTAGATCTAGTGTATCATACACTGAATAACGACCTTCGTCAAGGTATTTCTTAAAATTAATCATGCTAGTTTCCTAATCATCTGTGCAAGTACTTTCACATCAATATCCAGACCAAACTTACGAGCAGTATCTGCCGCAGCGAAGTCCGGAGACTTGTACTTACCACTGTCTAATTCTTTTTTAATGTGCTGTGCAACTTTAGTGTATTTATTCTTATTGATAGTTTTAGCACCAATCTTATGCATCAACTCAGACGCCCAAGATTCTAAGAGGTCAGTTTCTTCTGCAACACAATCCGGAACTGTCTTAGTCCCTTTCTTTTTCATACCGACTTGCTTGTAACCGTCCCAACAATCTTCGTCATACATGTCCTTGAATGACTTGGTGTATTTAGATGGTTTAGTCTTAGCAGTTGCATCGCCTGGAGCTGGTTTATATGCAGATGAATCATCGTCTGCTTTCTTACCATGTTTTTTGAAGTGCGCGTCACGTTTTGCTTTGGTGGACTTCTTCAGCCCTGCATGATAACGTGCTGGTTGAGTACCTTCGCGGTCTTTGATATCGGGATCTTGTCCTTCATACTGGATGACAGGACTAGTTGTCTTGAACCCTTTCTTACGCATAATAGTCTTGTTAACCATTTCGAACTCACCGTTCTTATAGTTTACAACGACAGGTAAATTTAGGTCTGACTGCATATCTTTCAATACTGCCTCAGCATCCCCATGCTGTTTTACACCTTTGCCCTTGTTCTTTGCGATCTTCTTAAACAAACGTTGAAGTTCCGTTACCTTAATAGCAGGTTTGTTACGGGTATCGTTCATACGGTCTGCGAAGTGTCGCGTAAATTCGATGTCAATATTGAACTTCTTCAACAGACGATCACCGAACTTTTCTAAATCGTTAAGTTGCCCTTGGGTCACATCTTCGGAGATTAACTCCACAGATTCTAACCACTTGCGCATCTTCTTGCCTTCGTTAGTTTCAACGATGACGTAGTTTGCACCTAGGACGGATATAGTAGCAACCTCTTCACTTTCTTTGATTACTACTATATCGCCTACCTCGAACAATTCTCCTTGCACGAA